GATGGAGAGAGGGCGAGACAGGCGCAGGCGAGGATCGACAGGGAGACAGCGGAGCTCGCCAAGCTCGCGGGGGGAGAGACAGGCCCAGAAGGAGGGAATGGTGGCTAGTGCAGAGATGGTAGGGAAGGTGCGCCGGATGTTCCTCCAGGCGTTCGGGAAGGATCTTAATGAAGGTGGCGGGGACCTGTGGTTCCACCTTTTCTACGAAGTGCCCGACGACATCATGGGGCGCGCCGCTTCTCGCCTCGTGGAGACGAGACAGAAGTCGGGCCTCGTTGTCCCCGGCGAGATGGCCGCACAGATAGAGGCGGTCGGTGGGCATGTGCATAAACTCCAGAACTCCGCCCAGTTCGAACGAGATCCCGTCGTCAGGGCCCTCCGGTCGCGCAGTCAAGCAGAGGACACGGAAACGCCCATTACGATGACCGAATGGCTGGAGTCGGAAGGGATCGGGTCCTTCGCGGAGGCGATGAGGAAGTACGGAGACCGCGAGAGTCCCACCGACCGCACGAACGCCCTCGTCAGCATGGAACCCCCACGTACCGAACCCTGGAGATGGCCCCTCGGGGACTCCCCGAAGTTGTCTCGGAGGCCCGCATGAGTGCCCTTGAGGCGCTGTTCTGGGTCCTTCTCGGTCTGATCGTCATCGTCGCACTGGCCGCCGCGTTTGACGTGATCCATCACGCCCGAGTACGCCGTCGTGAGAAAAAGGAAGGAGGCCCTACACGTGGCTAGGACAAGTGGGTGGGAGGAACAATTCGCGCGGCTGATGCACGCCGAGGGGCTGGATGAGGGGATGGTCCGCGAGTATCGGTTTGCTCAGCCGCGCAGATTTTCCTTTGACTTCGCTTGGCCGGACAAGAAAGTCTTCGCGGAGGTGGACGGAGGCACATGGTCGTACGGGAGGCACGTCCGCGGATCTGGTTTCATGCGCGACTGCGAGAAGATGAACCTGGCTTCCTCCTTGGGGTGGAGAGGGTACCGGTTCACTCCCGAGATGATCGGGCGGTACGCGGTGGAGATCATCCGCGAGGGGATCAAGGTCAGGAAGGGGGCAGAGTGATCCATCATCTCGTTCGGAGGAGGATCCAACGGTGGGCGGAGATGGACCTGGAACAACGAGAGAGGGCTGAACGCAACTTCGATCGCCCAAAGACCCTCCTCTGCCTTGGGGAACTGATTGAGGCGATTGACGCATGCCCATCGCCTCCACAGACGGAGGAGGAACGGGAAGAGTGGGTGAGGAAGTGGCAGCCGCGGGAGGAGGCCCTGCGCGCCAGGTCCAAGTACCCTGGCGCGAACACCCTCCCGATGGACACACACGAGGTCAAGTCGATCGTCGACACGATGAAGTGGAGAAAATCCAAGGAGGTAAACCGTGAAAGTACCAACGAAAGAAGAGATCAAGCAGCAACTGTCGGCAGCGGAAGGAGAGGTGGCGGCGCTTAGGACGAAGGTCGCGGACCTGGAGAGTAAGCTTGCGAATGCCAGTCGCAGTACCGTCACCGTCACCGCAGTCTCTCCCTCCGAGGACGTGATCAGCCTATTGGTGAAGGTCCTTCGCCCCTTTGCAAACAAGAATGTCCTCTCACACGCACGCACGAGGGGGAAGACAGGATCGGCAGGTATCGACTTCGGGGTCTCGGTCGCAGACATCGAACGGGCCGTCGAAGTGGTGGAACTCATAGACCGGAACACGCCTCCATGCATGACAACGTTAGGCCCGCAAGCACTGTAGTGCGGACCCACAAGGAGGGCAGAATGACGATCAAATCGAAGGCGGGCTACATGCGGAAGTACCAGGCACTAGGGGCGCTGTGGTCCCCTGCGTCGCTTGTACTGCCGATGGAATCGTGGCCTGGGAAGTCGGTGCAGTGGGACCGCCCGGCGCAGAATGACGAGGTTATGTGGCTGCCTCCGGCGTGGCTCCATACGTGGCACTTCTTCACGCTGTCGGTGAGGTTCGGGTAGGGGGATACGGTGACGACCGCATACAGTGAGTTCTTGTCGTGCAAGGCTACGATCGTTCGTAATGCTGGCCCCGAGGTTGCGACGGTAGACATCCACCAGACGCTCTTCCCGTTCCAGCGGGATATCACGCGGTGGGCAATCCGCAAAGGTCGTGCAGCTATCTTCGCGGACACTGGACTAGGTAAGACGTTCATGCAGCTTGAGTGGGCGCGCCTGATCGGAGGGCGATGCCTGATCGTCGCTCCGCTGTCTGTCGCGCGCCAGACCGTCCGCGAGGGAGTGAAGATCGGTGTCCCGGTCTACTACACGCGCTCCGGCGACGATCTATCAGACGGCGTGAACATCACGAACTACGAGATGGTGACGGCGTTCGATCCCGCGGACTTCAACGCGATCGTTCTCGACGAGTCCAGCATCCTGAAGAGCCTGGATGGGAAGACGCGCAAGCGACTGACGGAGATGTTCGCTGAGACGCCATACCGCCTATGCTGCACGGCAACGCCTGCCCCGAACGACATCGCGGAGATCGCTAATCACGCGGAGTTCCTGGGGATCATGTCGCGCCCCGAGATGCTGGCCTCTTTCTTCGTTCACGATCAGGACGGGTGGCGGTTGAAGGGCCATGCTGAGGAGCCGTTCTACAAATGGCTCGCGTCGTGGGGGATGAGCGTCCGCAAGCCGAGCGATCTGGGGTACTCGGACGAAGGGTACGATCTGCCGCCGCTCACCATCGCGCCACTCTGGGTGGAGTCGGATGCCGTTACCGATGGCGCGCTATTCCACCTTGGCATGAAGGGAATCGCGGATCGTTCTCGGGTTCGGCGCGCAACATCTGCCGACCGGGTAGCGAAGGCATCGGAGATCGTCAACGCCAGCACGGACCAGTGGATTCTATGGTGCGGGCTCAACGCAGAGGCCGATTCCGTGGCAGCGGCGATCCCCGGCGCGGTGAATGTCCAGGGGTCCGATTCGCTGGAAGACAAACAGGCGGCGTTCGAGGAGTTCCAAGACGGATCTCTCCGAGTCCTTGTAACGAAGAGCAAGATCGGCGGCTTCGGGATGAACTTCCAGAACTGTCACCGCATGGCGTTCATCGGGATCTCTGACTCGTGGGAGTCGTACTACCAGTGCGTGCGGAGGTGTTATCGCTTCGGACAGACGGAGCCGGTGGAGGCGCTGATCGTCGTCAGCAAGCAAGAGGCGGAAGTCTGGGAGAACGTGCAGAGGAAGGACGCGGAGGCAACCAAGATGAGCGAACGGCTAGTGGAGCACGTCCGCGAGTTCGAGCGCGCGGAGATCACGGATGGGCAGGAGCGGGCGGCCTACGAAGAAGTTACCGAGCATCACGACGGATGGGAGATGGTACTCGGTGATTCCGTCGAGACGATGGGACGTGTCGCGGACAACTCCGTCGGACTCTCCGTCTTCTCTCCCCCGTTTCAGTCCCTCTACACGTACAGCCCGAGCGAGCGCGACCTCGGAAACTCCAAGACGAAGGGCGAGTTCTTTGATCACTTCGCGTACATCATCGACGGCCTACTTCGAGTCACCATGCCGGGCAGGAACTGCGCAGTCCACGTCCAGCAACTCACAACGACGATGGTGACGCACGGCGTGATCGGGATGCAGGACTTCCGGGGCGACGTGATCCGAGCGTTCATCGACCGTGGATGGATCTACCACGGCGAGGTCTGCATCGACAAAGATCCCCAAGCCCAGGCGATCCGCACGCACAGCAAAGGGCTCCTCTTCGTCCAGTTGCGCAAGGATTCTACGTGGAGCCGCCCGGCGCTTGCAGACTACATCATCATCTTCCGCAAGCCGGGAGAGAACACGAATGCCGTCCACCCGGACATCACGAACGATCAGTGGATCGAATGGGCGAGGCCGATCTGGTACGGGATCAGGGAGACGGAGACACTCAACGCGCGCGATGGGACGCAAGAGAAGGATGAGCGCCACATCTGCCCGCTTCAACTGGAGACGATCGAGCGGTGCATCCGTCTGTGGTCTAACAAGGGCGACCTCGTTCTCTCTCCGTTCGCCGGCATCGGGTCCGAGGGCTACCAGGCCGTGAAACTCGGACGGCGATTCTGGGGCTGTGAGTTGAAACGGTCTTACTGGGAGACGGCTTGCCGAAACATCCAGAGCGCGGAGACGATTGAAGACATTCCGCTGTGGGCAGAGGTGAAAGAGTGACGCTACCACGAACGCTGAAAGAGATCGGAGTAGCCATCGAAGACGAGATCGAACGCGCCCGCGCCAAGTTCCCTGCGTTCCACAGCCAGCACGAAGCCTACGCCGTGATCCTGGAAGAGCTCGACGAGTTCTGGGACAAGGTGAAGCGTGACGAAGACGGGCGCGACGAACTGATCCAGATTGCAGCGATGGCAGTTGCGGCGTACCGGGAGTACTATACTCCCAGCGAGGTGAAACGGGGTGCGCGCCATCGTCGCGAACTGGTTCTGGCACGCGCACGGGTAGACCAATGACACAAAAGCGAGTAGGGTGAAGGCATGCCAGAGAAGAAGAAGCACCCAGGCGGCAGACCCCGCAAGTGGAAGTCCACCACCGCCCTTCAACTCTCCATAGAGTCCTACTTCGCAACCTGTGGCGCACGTACGCGTGAGGTCTTCCTGAAAGATGGGGCCGTTGTCTCCCTCCCTTGGCCCGAACCGTACACCGTGCAGGGCCTCGCCGTTGCCCTCGACCTCACGACCGAGGGCCTCCTGGAATACGAGAGCAGGCCCGAGTATTCTGCGACAGTAAAGAAAGCGAAGACCAGGATTGAAGCGGACAAGGCCAGGCGTCTACTCGACGGGTACGGGTACGGTCCTGGCTTCATCTTCGATCTCAAGCACAACCACGGGTGGAAGGACGTGCAAGGCATTGAG